TCTAAAGTCGCTTAAGTCTTGTCCTTTTTCTTTCAAATAGTCGCTTACCTCTTCTGTTTTTTTATCCAACCATTTTCCTGCACCCGTATCGTCGAATTTTTCTAGAAGTTCATTTTTTTTATCATCAATAATCTTTAGTTTTTCCTTAAATACATTCTCATCAATAATATTGTTTTCATGATCACTGAATATTTTGTCCACTTGTTCATTAAGACTATCCACTGCTTTTTTAATTACATTTTCTTTATCTTCTGTTTCCTCCTTAAAAATACTAGTGTCTACAGAATCTCCTTGCTCCGCTTTTTCAATAGCAAGTGCCGGAGAGCTGCCTATCATACTGCCTTCAATTCCCTTTTCGAGTGCTGCAAGTTTCTGGTCTTCGATCACCTTGGTTACTTCATCTTCAGAAAGAATCTCAGCATCTCCCACATTAAACATATCGCTAATAATATTTTCTCCTACATCTATTGCGTGCGGGAAAATAGAGTCTTTATACCAATCTGTAAGCCCCGCTTCAACCTTCGCACCCCCTTCTTCTAAATCCTCCATAGTTACACCAAATAAACTTTGTTCTCCGTCTTTCGGACTTTTTTCTTTTAAATAGTCTATTTGTTCATTAAGTTCTTGTTTTCGTTCATCTGACCATCCCTCACTAATAGCTTTCTTCCAACCTTGTAACATTTCGTTAGCTGCTTCGGCTACTTCTCCCCCAATATTTTTCATATCATTCCAAATTATTAGAGCAGTTTCTGTAGACTCCCCAGCAGCATCAATAATGTTTTGCAATCCTTTTTCGGAAACATCACTTAAATCTACTTCCGCTCTTTTTTGTGCGGATATTGCATCTGAAACTTTCATTTTATCAACTCCCGATAACTCTCTGAATTCTTCGGTTCCTGGTTCTACAATGTTGGTGCCTTGCAATATGTTTCTTTTAATTATTTCTATATTTTCGTCTTCTGATACTTCCCGATCTGTAGGCTCACCGGCTAAGTTTCTAATTTTAGCTTCTTGAAGAGCTTCAGCTAATTCTTTTTGATTGGCTCCGCTTTGTTGTTGTTCTATTTCCTTTGCGGTTTCAATAGCTTCGTTTGTTCCCACACCAGACGCTTTTAAATATTCCTCTTCTACCGCACCCATGCTCGCCTCTTGTTCACTTTTTTCTTTTTCTTTTTCTAGAAAATAATTTTTAAGGAACTCTTCATGTTGTTCACTTGGTTTAACCTTTCCTCCCGGCGTATGGTAGGTATCAAATACAGGATCATACATCGTATCAACGCCGTGCTCTGTCATAAAGTCTTTTGTGCTGCGCCGTGGGAGAAGATTTTCCCAGGTATCTATCGGTTTACCATCTTCAAAAAGCCCCGCTTCGTTTGCTTTATTAGCATTCTGTATAGCTATTTGAAAAGCTTCCATATCTTTAGGCTCACCGTCAGCAGTAAAGCCGCCACCATAAAAATTCATTATCTGTTCTATAGTAGGAACATATACTCCGCTTTGTGCGTAGATAGGTTGCTGAAACATTCTTCTATTAAGAACATTTTCCATTAGTTAATCCCAAAGCCCTTTATTATATGCTCCCAATCCGGCTAATCCCAATCCTGCAATTTGAGAATAGGGACTAACATTGTCCGAAGGACTGGTACGTGTTGTATATGTTGAATAACTGGACGGCTGACCCTGTAGAATATCACTTGCCCATCCCATTCTAGTAAATGGTTCAAGTTGTCTTGCTTCTTCAGTTCCTCTTGCCGCATCTATACCAGCTTGCATTAATTGTTGATTTAATCCTCCAATGCCCATTAGTGAACTAATATCCGTTAATCCTGCTCGTTGGGCATCCAATCCTAATCCCGCTTGGGCTCCTCCTAGTTGACCTAGCTGTGTTCCAAATTGTCCGAACCGTGAACCAATACCACTAAGCCCTGCACCTAATTGTCCTAATCCTTGACCTCCATAAAGAGATCTTTTCTTCGCTGCTTCCGCTGCTTGTAAAGCTTGGCCATACCCTGTCGATCTGGCTTGTCCTACCCTAGCTGCGGTGTCCGCTGCTATCGTTCCTTCTACCACTCCTTGCCTTGAACCTCCGAATGCTCCATATTTTTGAGCAGCATCACCTGCTTTTGTAGTAGCAATATCCCCTTGTTTTATAATTTCATCTGTCACATAATCTTGATAAGGATCAAAATATTGACTAATGTCTGCGCCGGTTAATGCTTGCGCGCCTTCTTGCATTAATGGTGCGCCCGTTTGCAGTAGATTTGCGCCCTGCGTGAGCCATGGCATTCCTTGTTGGAGTGCTGCAATACCTGAACCTAAAGTTCCTTCAGCCGCCGCTAGATGAGGAGCAAATCCCCCAAGACCGGCACGTCCCATCCTCATTGCTTCTAATTGGTCTGGGCTGAAACCCGCAACTTGATAAGAAGGTATCTGTCTTCCTATACCCGCTCTCCCATATCTTCTTAAATTAAAATCTTCTTCGGTTTCAGTGAAAGCACCTGATTCATCTTTCCGCCTTTCAGCGGTAGGATCACCAAAAATAGACGCCAGTAATTGTTCTGAGCGCTGTTCAATAAAAGGAGCTTGCCTTACCGTTTGTTCTGTTACATCAACCATTATTTTTTACCTCTCGATTCCATTGACAGTTTACCACCTTTTTCTAAATGATCCATCATATCATACATAGGTCGTGAACCGCCTGCATTTTTAACAGCCTTGGCTGTTACAACAAATTCGCCATTGCTTAAGTAAGCGGGGATTTCATCACTGGTCCCTGTTCCGCGACCCGTGATCCCTCCTTCTGCTCTCTTAGCAGAAGCATAAGGAAACCCGCCTTCTTTTAAATTAACTATACCACCTTTAGCTAAACTAAAAGGGACAATATTACTACCTGGATTATATGTATTAGCTTTAGCTAATTCAAGTAGTTGTCCAAAGTCACCAGGATATACATTAGTGTCTACGTACTCCTCTTCCTCATCTTTTGCAAACATTCCAGGAAGCATACCACCTACAGTCATTGCTGTAAATATTCTTTCAGGGCTCCAGTCACCCCCTGCTTCTCCCTTTTTCCTGAATATATCCAGCCAGTTCTTCTTGGTTGCCGCGTCAGTTCCACCACTCTTGTATCCTGCGAACGCCGGATCGCCTGAAAAAGGTCGACTTGTAAAAGCTCCGCTGCCACCGGAACCAGCAACATTGCTTACAGCCCCTGCATTTTCCAGCGCTGCTCTTTTTAATAAACTTCCCAAACCTTCTTTAGATATTCCTTTAAATATAGAACTTCCTAAAGATCCAGCACCAGCATCCAGACCAGCTTGAGCTGCCTGTGATCCCTTAGCAAACTTACCACCCAGCCCTGCCATAATACCAGACATAAGAGCCTGTTTTGTATCTTGACCTGCTATTTTACCACCAGCAAACCCTGCGGCGCCCATCATTAAAGGACCCACACCGGGAATAAAAGATGCGGCAATTGGTAAAATAAGAGGTGCAGCTTTTTTTAATTTTTTAAATAATTTTTTAAGAAAAAATTCTGGCTGCCCTGTTACAGGGTTAATCGAATTAAAATTACTGCCTACAATATATTGAGTTGGATCTATTCCTAGATCTGCCATAGATTTAAATACTTGATCTCGTAACTGGGGGTTCTTTTCAAAAACCTCCATAGGGATAATGGTTTCCCCTGTTGCTACGTGAGCTAGCGTGTCATCTTCATATCGTCCGAAATCTTTAAGGGCATGGATTGCCCCTTGAAAGTCCGCTAATCCACCCTCAACTAATTTAAGCTTTTTCATTTATCTCCTTATAATGCATTGTATCAATGTAGCAAGGAGGCGAAACTTGAATCATGGGCCAATTTAATACTTTATTTATATGGAAATTATTGTTATATGACAAGGATATTATGGCGAAGAAGAAAGTCAAGCAACCTGAAGTAATTTATGTTCCTTCTTATCCCACTGCAGGACGACCTTTAAAGAAGGATGAATGGGCATTTGTACAAGAGAACTTAAGGAAATTTAATGAAGCCACAAAAAAAACAAATAAAAAAGTCTAAAGAAGAAACTATCGAGTTCCAGGCTATTCGACCTTTCGGTCCAACAATAGTAAGGGGAACACTTCCTAAACACTTACTTGAATTGATGGATACTAAAGCAACAGAAATGCTAGAGGATGAAAAACTTTCAAAAGAGTTTGATCATTCAGGTTCTCTCGCTGGTAATGTTAAGCAAGAGGTACGTTTCCCTACTGAATGGATGGATACAAATGCATTTCTTCCAATGATAGGATTTATAGGAGAGATGGTTAAATCCTATATTTCTATTCCTCCTGCTAATGAAACTATCAAACCTGAATTTGTAGGTAAATTGGTTATGGAATCAATGTGGGTGGTTTCACAATATGCAGGGGATTTTAATCCTTTTCATATCCATGAAGGCCAACTATCAGGTGTGTTTTATTTACGGGTTCCTCCAGGCCTACCCGAGGAGTACGCAAAAGAGGATCATTATCCTACAGTTGGTGATATATGTTGGTTTGATGGAAGAGCCTCAACATTTAGTGGGCATAAGTTTCAACACTCGCCTAGAGTTGGTGATATATTTTTATTTCCAAATTGGTTAGCACATGGTGTCTATCCTTTTAGAACCCCTAATGAAGAAAGACGATCCGTGTCGTTTAATCTTCACCTTATTAAAAAAGAAGAGGAAAAACAATTATTGAAATGATTGATATTGACAAGACTCCAATGGTCCGTGTGACGTGGCTGGATGCCCGTGATACGGAAACAGGGTGGCTCGATATTAAAGATATTTTAAAAGCGCATCTTGCTACATGCCAAGACGTAGGATGGATGGTTGTTAATAACCCCGAAAAAATAGTTATTATGCGCTCTTACAGTAAAGATAAAGAAGACATTACTGGAGGAGGAGCCATTGCCATCCCCCAAGGATGGATAAAAAAAATAGAATATTTAAAAATAGATTATGCAACACAATAAGGAAACAGCATACGTTCAATATGTAGATAATTTTTTTAATGTTGAAACATTAGAATCATTACAAGAAACACTTATTAGTTTAAAATATACCGAAGTAAAAAATGAAGAAGGACAGCATTATGGCCAAAGACACACCTTTCCTCTCCATCAATTTAAAAATGATCCCGTCTTGCAGCGTATTAAAGAATTCTTTTTTCCCCATACAGATCTAGAACCAATATCTATTCACGCTCATTTGCGCCACAATCAGGGAGAACCTAAAGTACATATTGATACTGATAAAGGAAACATAGCAAATTTTCTTTTCTTTGTTAAGGGAGAACCATTATTAAATAATGGGACCGGGTTTTTTATAGATGGTCAACTTTCCTCACATATAGGATTTGTAGAAAACCGGGCTTTATTTTTTAATGGCAGTAAAATATGGCACACGGACTTACAGGGATTAGGAGAAAGTTCTCCACGCTATACGTTAAATATTTTTTATAGGAAAAAGGTTTCCAAGGATGCAGGATTTTAAAGATAATTTAAGAGACTATACAAAAATTTACAACAATGTTTTAGATCTAGAAACATGTGATAAAATCACGCAAGAAGAAGATTTAACTTTTTATCCAGCTACTACTAATGGTTTAGTGCATGAGCATAGAAAATGTTTAATAAAAAAGTTAAATGACAAACACAATGAAAGTGTAAAAGAGTCTATAGAAAAAATAAAAAATAAATATTTAAAAGAACACCCTCATCTTATTTCAGGTTTTAAAAACAAAGATACGGGTTATGATCATTTATTATATAGATCATCCGCAAATGAAGAATACAAAGAACATGTGGATAATATCAGCGATCAAAAAAGAATATTAAGCTGTTCTATTATTTTAAATGATGGCTATAAAGGAGGACATTTTTATTTTTTTAATAAGAAATGGGTTTTAGCTGCAAAAAAAGGGGCCGCAATTGTGTTTCCAAGTAATTTTATGTTTCCTCACAGCGTGGCTCCGGTAACTGAAGGGGATAGACATTCAATTGTTACATGGATTTATTAATGAATAAAATTTTTGTCGGAACCCCGTGTTATGGAGGAATGATTTCTGTAAATTATTTTGAAAGCTGTTTGCGTTTAATGTCTGAATGCTCTCTAAATAAAGTAGGACTACAGTTTGGAACAATTGGAAATGAATCATTAGTGACAAGAGCTCGTAATACATTGGTTCAATTATTCATGGACCATTCAGAGTATACCCATTTACTTTTTATAGATGCTGATATTGGATTTAGTGAAAGAACTGTTATGCGAATGTTAGAACTTGACGAAGAAGTAGTAACGGGAGTGTATCCAAGAAAGACTATTGATTGGGCAAAAGTTATACGAAAAGTAAAAGAAAAACCTGATATTAAAGAAAATGAATTATTAGCTTCTTCATTACAATATAATCTTAATGTGGAAAATCCAGAACACGTGGAAGTAAAAAAAGGTTTTATTAAAGTACTGGACGGCGCAACGGGATTTATGCTGATAAAAAGACAGGTCTTTGAAAAAATGGCTAAAGCTTATCCTGAATTAAAATTTAAATCGGATCAGCATTTAAATGACCCCCACGATAAAACGTTCAATTATCATGACACATCTGACTGGAATTATGCTTTTTTTGATACTGCGGTTGAACCAGAAACTAAAAGATACTTGTCAGAGGATTATGCTTTCTGTAGGCTATGGCAGAAAATTGGTGGAACCGTATATGCTGACATTACGAGTGGGCTGACGCACTATGGGACCTATGCCTTCAAAGGCAATGTAGGTACTCAATTCTTGCCACCGAAGAAGAAATAATTTAGTATGTGGTCTTATGCAATTAACCGATTTAAAATTTCAGCCAGGTGTAGATAAACAAGATTCCCCTTATGCGGCGGGAGATGACCGGCGTTATGTCGACTCTCAATTAGTAAGGTTTCATTACGGAAAACCCGAAAGGTGGAAGGGGTGGGAATATCTTCCCAATCCCAATGAAACCCTTGTTGGCGTGGTCCGTGATACGCATTCCTGGGTTAGTTTAAATGGAACCAGATATCTTGCTTTAGGAACCGATAGAAAATTATATATATTAGAAGGCAGTGGTCTTTATGATATTACACCTATTCGGGAAACAGCTAGTTTAACAAATCCTTTTACAACAGTAAGTGGTAGTCCTATCGTGACTGTAACCGATGCAGCGCATGGAGCAATAGTGGGCGACTTTGTTACATTTGATGACTCTACCACCAACAATGTTGTGGATGGCATAGAATTTAATAATGAATTTGAGATCACTGAATATGTTGACGCAGATACTTATAAAATAACATATTCTTCTAATGCTACAGGATCAACCGCCAGTGGTGGGGGATCAGTAACGGCAGCTTATCAAATTTCTGTAGGCCCCGCTACATCTACCTATGGATATGGTTGGGGTGTTTTAACATGGGGATTAAGTACATGGGGCACCGCTAGGTCTTCATCAGCCGTAACTCTTGATGCTCGTCAATGGTCATTGGATAATTTTGGCGAAGATCTTATTGCCACTGTTTTAAATGGAGGTGTTTATCAATGGGATACTTCAGGAGGGACATCAACTAGGGCCGTGAGCCTTGGTGCAACAGCCCCGGTAGCTTCTCGTTTTTCTTTAGTATCATCTGACACAAGACACTTATTTTTATTTGGCACATGCACAACAGTTACAGACGGAACAACGCAGGATGATTTATTTTTTAGATTTTCTGATCGTGAAAGTTTGACGCAGTGGGCACCAAAATCGACAAATGAAGCGGGATCATTGCGTATTGCCGATGGTTCCCGTATCATAGGGGCGGTAACATCAACAGGTCAAATCCTGGTATGGACCGATCAATCCCTGCACGGTATTCAATTTGTAGGAACTCCCTTTACATTTGGTCAGAGGCAGTTGGGAGCCAACTGTGGATTGATAGCACAGCATGCAGCCATTGATGTAAACGGTAAAGCTTTCTGGATGGGTGATGATGCATTCTATATGTACGATGGTGTTGTTAAAAAAATGCCGTGTTCTGTTCAAGATTATGTATATGATGACTTGAGTTACACAAACAAGAATGACATTGCCTGTGGCATCAACCCTGAATTTAATGAAATTATGTGGTATTATCCTTCAGGCAGCGCTACGCAAATCGATAGAGTTGTTGTCTATAATTATTTAGAGGGCACTTGGTATACTACAACATTGGGAAGAACCACGTACCTTGGAAATTACACTTTTGAAAACCCTATAGCCACGCAATATGATGCTGCTTTAGTGGCCAATGCCACTACAAGCACAGGAGTAACCAATACTCCTTACGGCGTCACAGCGGGAGCTTCCTATGTCTATAATCAAGAAACAGGAAACAACCAAGCAGATGGAACTGCCTTAACAGCTTCCTTAACAACAGGATCAATTGAAATTGCAAATGGAGATCAATTTATGTCAGTGAGTAAGTTTGTTCCTGACTTTACTTCCCTAACAAATAATGTAGCCGTTACTTTAACATTGGAGGATTACCCTCAATCAACAACAAGTCAAACTACTTCAGGCAATGTTACTAGCACCACGACTAAAATTAATGTAAGAGGAAGAGGACGATCAGTAAAACTAGCTTTTGCCAGTGATACAGTGGGAGATACAAACTGGAGACTGGGCTCCATGAAGTTGCAGCTTAGACCGGACGGAAGAAGATAATGACACAATACGATCCAAATAATGATTTAAAGCGAAAGCAATTGTCCTTGAGTGGAATATTCGGACTTGCAGGAGGGCCAAGACAACTACCAACGCCAGGGAAACCGCAATTCCCTTTAATACAAGGTCCACCAAGAGGATGGCCTTATCAAGGAGGGACACAGATGGCTATTCATGGGTTTGGTGAAGAACTAGGCGAGTTTGGAGAAACGCTTGGAGGATACGGAGAAACGCTTGGAGGCTATGGTGAACAGCTCGGAGGCTATGGTGAGCAGCTCGGAGGATTTGAAGAACAATTAGGTGGGTATGGTGAGCAGTTAAGTGGATTGGGAGATAGGTTTGGTCAACAAATTAGTGGACTGGGAGACAGGTTTGGAGGAGTAAATGATAAATTAGCAAAAATAGAAGAAGGAATTGGAAGCTTACTACAAAACAGGGGATCAGGAATGGGAGGAATGGTACAGCCAAATTATGGATACTCTCCTTATAATATGTTATTAAATTCTTTTTTTGGAGGATATAGATAATGGCTAAAATAACGATTACTCGTTTACCTAATGCCACGCCTCAATATGAACCAAGTCAATTTGATCAAATGATTCGTTTACTCGAACAATTAATTTTAAATTTAAATACTTCTTACTCTCAGGATATAGAAGAAAAATCTTCGGGGAGGAGCTGGTACCTTGGCTGATACCTTTAAAAACGCCGGTGTTGACTTAACCACAACTGATCCAACGACCATTTACACGGTTCCAACAGCGGCTCCAGGTATAACAGGAACTGCTCCTATTTTTCCAACCACAGCCGTAATTAAATCCATTATCATATGCAATGATTCTGCGAACACTACTGAGTACACTATCGAATGGACGGACACGAGTGCTTCGGCAACCTATAAAATTACCAATGATAAGACTATTGCTACCGACACTACCTATGAGGTTTTATTACAGCCTCTGGTTCTGGAGGAATCGGACTTGATTAAAATTACGGCGAATGCCGCTAATGAGATTCATATTACTTTAAGCGTGCTGGAAATAACAAAGGGGGATTTGTAATCGACCTTCATTCTTTATTTATTACTCCTATCTTTTCTATAAATTTAGCAGGCTATGAAAATCTTACTAAAGTTATAAAAAATATTCAAGAGAAAGAGCCTACAAGTATTGAAGGAAAAAGCACTGACGGGGGATGGCATAGCCATGATTTTTTACATGAGGATAAACAATTCGCTAAATTAAAAGCAGAAATAATTGAAATGACAAAAGAGACAATGAGTCACTTATCCATTATTGATCAAATAGTTCCTATAATTACCGGTATGTGGGCCGTGGTCAATGGGCCGGGAAGCAGCAATCGTTTACATAGTCACCCCTATAATAATATGTCGGGGGTCTTTTATTTACAGGTCCCTGAAGATAGCGGGGCTCTTGTCTTTCATGATCCCCGTCCTCAGAGTGAGGTCCTGGCCCCTCCTAAAAAACCAGGAGAAAGCATTCACACTTCTTCCCGGGTTTCTTGGAAACCCAAGCAAAATGATATATTGTTTTTCCCCTCATGGCTTACCCATGAAGTGGAGAAAAATAATTCACAAGAAGAAAGAATTGTGATAAGTTTTAATATTGAATTAAAAAGGAGAAACAATGGCTAAAATCATAGAAGAAGCAAAAGTCTTGGGGGAAATTGATGCTGGTGATGGTCGCATGGTTCCTCACATTAGATGCCGTTCAGAAACTACAATTACCAATACAGAAACAAATCAAGAATATGATTCAGAAGAACATGCTACCAATGATGTAGCTGATCCTGAAACAGAAACGAAAGAAGAGCATCTTAGACGTGACGTTAAAATATTTGCCCCTTCTTTAGCCGATATGGTGGGTGCAAGCGACAGCGATTAAGCACTACAAGCCTCACATTCAACATCAGCTTCATTTCCATTTAACATTACTTTTTCATCGGAAGTATCATGACATCCACACCCCTTAAGATGCTCGGACAGTGTCTTTTCTAGTCTTAAATTATCTCTCTCAACCGCCATTAATCGTTCGTGATAGCGTCCTATCTTATCTGCAAGACTAGCAATAGCCTTCAAAATTTCTTGATTTTCCATTTTTTTCTCCTGATTTATAATTTTGGGTGAGAACCAATTTAAACATGTCTGTTGAATAGATCAAGATATCTTTTTAAATTGTTCTCTTGACAAGAAAAGTGTGATATGAACAGGACAGAAAAAAGAATGAAATCCAAGAATTCTCCACCACAAGAACATAAATTTTTTCCAACATATGTATTAAGTTTTGATCTGTCGAACCTGGATGTATCAGATTTAATAAATTCATATGAAGGTGAGGATCATACTTTAGTTAGCAGTGGCAGCAGTTCACATAGTAAGTTTTCAAACGTACTGGATAAGTTTCCCTTGATTGGTGAAAAATGCCAAGAGTGCATAAAGACATACGGTCAAATAATGAAATTAAAAAAAATATTTATCAGCAACAGTTGGGTCAATAAAATGATGCAGGGTGGTAAAACAAAATTACATCGGCATGAGGGCAGTGTTCTTAGCGGTGCATTCTACCTAAAATCAAATGATGACAGCGCCGGCCTTGTATTTCATAGTCCTTTAAAGCCATACAGAATGAATGATATATTTTATGAGGACAACCCCTTGGACGTACACACTAAGTGCGTACCGGCACAGCAAGGAATGTTGTATCTTTTCCCCAGTTGGTTAGAGCATGAAACAGAAATTAATCAATCAAGTGAGAGATACGTTTTAAGTTTTAACACATGGCGGGGAACATGAAAAATGAACTATTTAGAAAAAATGATTTATCTTAAAACACTTCCTTACGAAGAATCTAATTACAAAAATGTCAGTATTCATTACGGAAAGGAAAAAGCTATCTGTATCGAACCTAAATCCTCAGCATTTATTTCAGAAGGGAAAATAGAGGTTTTTTGTCAGCAGCCGCATAAAAAAACCCTTTACTATGAAATAAAAGTGAAAGAACCTGCCGAAATAAAAAATGAAACTTCAAGTAAAATATTCGTTGAATTGGAGGAATGTGTTTTAATGCCCAATAGATTGGGTGATTATACCATTCATATTAAAAATGGAATTTTGAACTTATGAAATATGAATTTAATAGATTTTTATTATTATTTTAAAGGAAAAATTCCCGAAAGCATGTGCAAGGCCATCATAAGTGAGGGTGTAAATAAGAATCTAGCTAAGGGATCGGTTTATGCAGGTGATAATAAAAAGACCATTAAAGATAAAGATAATGAAACAGATTTAGATGAAAAAGTAAGAGTATCTAAAATTTGTTTTATGTCCCATAAATGGATTTATGATCTTCTTCACCCATTAATTCACGAGGCAAATAAAAAAACAAAATGGAATTTTGAATTTTCTTGTACGGAACCCATGCAATTTACTCAATACGGATTAAATGAATTCTATAATTGGCATCAGGACAGTACACCTTATCCCTTTGAAAACACTCATCCTAATTTTAATGGTAAAATTAGAAAGATTAGTTCTATTATTAATTTGTCAAAACCAGGGGACTATGAAGGGGGAAATTTAGAATTTGATTTTAGAAATTTGAGAGAAAAGGGTTCTAATATTAAAGTATGCGAGGAAATAAAAGAACAAGGATCGGTTGTTATTTTTCCTTCTTTTACTTTTCATCGTGTTACACCCGTTACTAAAGGAACACGATATAGCTTAGTAAGTTGGTCGGTAGGAAATCCGTGGAAATAATAGATATTGAACCTTTTATAGAAAAGGGAAACATTTGTTCTTTTACTAATTTTTTAGAAAATTATAAAGAACTTGAACAAAAAATAAATTCATTTGAGTGGAAAAAAGTTTACCAACCTTCTGGAATTTTTTATCAGGATCGCATGCAATCTTACCCTTGCTTGGAAACAAATTTATTTGAAAGACTCGATAAAGAATTACATGAAAACATAAAAGGACAGTTTCAAAAACTTTTTAAAAAAGAAATTATTAAGGCAAACATAGGGATGCGGTGCACTTTAACTTCCGAATTAAAACAGTCTACTCATTTTAAAGATTGTAAATATGGATGGGTACATACTGATTCCAAATGGCATTATGGGGCAATCATTCCTTTTTACCAATCCATAAATGGGGGTACGGCTTTTTTTGAAAATAACTGGGAGACAATACCTGATATTGTATACGGGGGGTATCCCAATCGTCTTATTATCTATAATGCCAATAGAAATCACGCTAGTTGCAATGATTATAATCTAGAAAAAAGAATAATTTTAACCGCTTTTTTAAAAATAAACAAAGATGCCTGATTTTATATATTCTAATTTTGTTAGGGATAAGACACTGCCAGATAGGATAAAAGATTATTTTAATAAAAATACAGAATATCATAGAAAAGGAGTGGGGTATCAAATAGAAAAAGGACCAATAAGTGATAAAATTAAACAAGATAAAAATGTTAAAGACAGCACAGATATATGCTTCACTATGGAAAACACAGTCAATATTGATATTCTATCTGATTTTTTAAAAGAATTACAAATTGTGCTAGAAAAATATATGGATAAATATCCTTGGTGTAATAAGGGAGATCCCTTTACTATTAAAACATTTAATATTCAAAATTATAAGCCTAGAGAGGGTTTTTATAGCTGGCATTGCGAGCGTCTTACAAGTTTTGGTCCTGTAAAAAACCGTCATTTAGTATGGATGATGTATTGTGATGATTTTGAAAATGAAGGGGGAACAGAATTTTTATACCAAAATTACACTTCTAAATCAGAAAAAGGAAAAATTTTAATATGGCCTTCTGATTGGACTTTTACCCATAGGGGACAATTTTGCACGAAAGAAAAAACAATAATTACCGGTTGGTATGATTTTTTTAGGGATGAACAAATATATACGTAAAAACATGAATAAAGATATAAAAATTATAGATAATTTCTTAACAAGTTCAGAATTAAAGGAAATGCAATTACATATGCTAGGTCATAATTTCCCTTGGTTTTATCAGGATAAGGTAGTTGGTCCGAAGGCCGAACAAGAAGAAAGTCCTGATAATTTTCAATTTGTCCATAATATCTATTATTTAAATAAACCGAATAGTACAGTTTATTCAGAGTTTATTGAACCGATGTTTGTAAGAAAATTGGAAAAACAATTAAGCTTAGGAGCCCTGATAAGAATAAAATTAAATCTCACTCTCAAGACAAAAAACATAGAAGAGATTCTTCCTTACCATTGTGATTTTCCCGAGCCCCAATTTAAAAAAAGTTTTACAGCCGTATATTATTTAAACACAAATAATGGGTATACAAAGTTTGAGGATGGCACTAAAGCAGAAAGTATAGAAAATAGATTTGTTGTTTTTCCCACCCCTTTAAAACACACAAGCGCTACAACCTCAGATCAAAAAATCAGGGTAGTTCTTGTTTTCAATTTTTTTTAAATTTCATCCCAAGATAAGGTATCTTCATTCCACGCATAAATTTTACCATCTTCAGGGTATGCCACAGGAGATTCCCATAGACATGATGTTTCATTTAGAGTCCATGAAGGATAGGGTTGTTGGAGTATAAAAGCGTCTCGAGAAGAGTCGTATGTACCACCTATTGATGCGTAGTTTTTTCTAAATGCTTTGGACTGATCTGCTCCCAATACTGGTTCTGCCTCATTGTTCCAATGTTTTCCTCCCCACGTATTATATGAAGTTTTTTTCCATGTAACTCCTCCGGCAACTCCTTGGTTATTAAAGTTTGCATTAAGCCAGGATACAGTTTCATCTTCACCACCTAATTGATTTTCTTTGTCATTATCAACAACATTAACCTCTAGCACCACATTATTGGCATCTAATTTTGCATAATGCGCCATACTATTGGACCTTATAAGCTATTAAAACAGCACCTGAGCCTCCGCCCGCCGATGTACTGTTGTAGTTAAATGATGCACCGCCTCCTCCTCCTCCAAGGTTGGCTGATCCTGCTGTTCCTGCGGTTGCATAGCCTCCAGGGCCGCCACCACCGTCACCGCCGACACCTCCAGCTCCAACAATGGTCTCTCTATTATCTCTACCGCCACCGCCGCCGCCTGCTCGTGTTGTACTGTCTCCTTCAATATTATTGGTTCCTGAACCGTCTCCTCCGTAACCATTTGCATCGGTATTTCCTGCTTCACCGGCACCGCCGCCACCGCCGCCTAAACCGTAACTACCTGCAACAACACCAGCGCCACCAGCATTTCCTTGTCCTGCGGGAGATGCTGATCCTGGAGTATTACCATAAGCATTACCGTCAATCTCCCAGCCACCGCCGCCTGAACCGCCATCAGTTGCGTCGCCTCCGTTTCCTCCAAATCCTGATCCGCCACCACCACCACCTGCTGAAGTGATGTTATGAAAAACGGAATTACTTCCTGTTCCACCTGGGGTCTGACTTGAATTTATTCCTGATCCCCCTCCTCCTACAGTGATGGAATACCCTGTAGCTGTAACACTTAAACCTGCCGCTGTACGATAACCGCCAGCACCGCCACCGCCACCGGCGTTTTGACGATAGCCACCGCCACCGCCACCTGCTATGACTAAGTATTCAACGGTATTGGAACCTGCTGAATTTCCTACGGAATTAACTGTAAATGTTCCATTTCCATTAAAAGTATGAATTTTGTAATCACCGCTTGTGCTCTCACTTCCACCTGAAGCTTCAATAAAAGCAGCGTTAACCGCCCCATAAAAATCTGTTAGTGCTATTTCTCCCGATGTAGGAACACTGTTGTTTGCGGAAACATCTGGAACAAGACTTCCACCTCTGTAATATTCACTTATAGAGTGAGGAGTAGAACCCCCAAACTCATCGACAAGATCCTGTATTGATACTGCTCCACTTGAAGGGACTGCCATTTTATTTTCCTTTTAATTTATCTACTTGGCCCTGTAAATCTTTTACACATTCAACTAACAAAGAAACTAAACGGTCGTATTTAACTGCTTTAATTCCATCTTGCCTCGTTGCTACAATCTCAGGTAATACTTTTTCTACATCTTGGGCAAGAATACCTACGTCTTTTTTTCTAACAAAGTATCCATCCTCTCCGCCCTTGCTTTTAATAAAACTGTCTTTCCAATCAAAATAACAACCATTAATTTTTTTAACCATTTCCATTGGAGATGGAATTTTTACAATGTTTTCTTTAAGGGCTACATCAGAAGAATAAAAAGCAGTAACATCATTTGTCGCCCTAATTTCACCTGAAGTTCCTGAAGCCGCGGTTGCAACTCCTAGGGAATCCATTCTAATATCATTCAATCCTGTTAAATCTTTATTTGCGTCAACTATTAATGCTTTAGAAAGTGTAACTGTTCCAGCGGTTACTCCATCAATAGTTTCTAATTCTGCCTCGCTAATCACTGCACTTCCAATTGTAAGTCCAGCAGATGTCACTACACCACTAAATGTGGCAGCACCTGCATCGGACATGTCTAAAGTTAAAGCAGTAACTGGGCTTCCGCCATCATCGCCTATTATTGTAAAATCTTTGTCTTGCACCGCCGTGGTTATTACTAAATCACCAGAGTTGGCTGTTGTTATTTCCGCTACATCAATGGTAGCTATTTTTAAATCTATTTGATCATCTGTGTCTGCTGTTATACTGGTGTCTCCATCAGCATCCAGAACTAACTCACCACCGTCTAAGTCCACCCCATCAGTTGTAATTGAACCCATGACAGCAAATACATCGTACCAATTTGTTCCATC